TTCTATAAATTCTAATATTGTTTTTTGATCGTCAAACTTATCGTTAGGAAATACTTCAGTATAATCCATATATTCAAAATTGGCTAAAATATTATCAATCTTGGTATTTCTACCTTTTAAAAACGTTTCTGATTGATTACTACCTCTAAAATCGTATCTTTCCTTCAATAAATTTTTATTTGTAGTTAACACTACGAAATTTACCTTGGTTTCTTTTAAACTCAAAAGAAAATCAAAAAACTTAAAATTGGTTAATCTATCGCCTTCAAATAAAATATTAGAAGTATTGTTAGAAATAAATTCTACGACTGCTGGCTGACAAGCCATTGATAATCTATCTGTACCAGCAAATACTTCACCTTTTTCGTATTTACCAAGTATATACAAATCTAATTCTGCATTATAAAGAGCGGGAACCAATTTTACTGGTTCGGTTTCAATCCAATTATATTGATCAATAAATTTCCACATCAAAGTGGTTTTGCCTGTCCCGGGAACGCCAGAAATTCCAATTATATTTCTCATACAAAATCCTCAAAAGAAAACGAACTATTATTATAAAACGGCATATTCTTAATAGAAACCCATTTTTGAGGTTCATTATTGAAATACGCTTCAATTCTTGGAATTCTTCCATGGTCTTTAAGGCAATTAACCCAATCTTTACAATAAGCGTCTGGTAAAGTTTGTGGAAAATTCTCAAACAATAAAGAAGAAGGAATAACCGCTTGACGACCTTCCATATACTTATCCCACAACCAATTATATTCTGGCCAAAGGTTCCTCATATGGTTTATTTCCCATTGTTGTTCGTCTACATAACAACCACCATATCTAGAACCTTTATGTTGCCTTTTATAATTACAACAAGCAGTTTCTAAAGTAAATAATCCAGCATTTTTATAAGTTTTATCTTTAATATATTCTGCTGCAGTTTCTTCCAGGTATTCAACTTCTTCTTTAGAAACATTATCTCCAACCAAATCGTCTCTACCAATACAAAACGCCCAACCAGAACGATGGCTTTTTCCTTCGTTAAATTCCATTGTTGGGGGTAATATCGGGGCATCAATAAATCTAGCGATAGCTTCGGAAAAGCACCAATGACCCATTCTACCCCAGTGAAACCAATTATCTTGACATTTTTTCTTTAGTGTGTCGTAATTTTTAAATTTATCGTCAGACTCGAAACAAGAAGAAATAAACTTACCTAACGTTCCGTAAGGTTTAATTGATTCTCCAACAGAATATAGAAATTTATCAAACACCATTTTTCTATACTTACAATCCGGAGAAAATAATAGCCTTTGTTTATGCTCAAAGAAAAAATCTACTACTGGTTGTACTTCTGAATTTATAATCGGAAATTTATCAGAAAACATAGTTTCACAAGGTCCAGCGTATGTCGCACCGTGGAATAATCCCATTACACAACGCTTCTCAAAATCGTAATCTAAATCGTCGGCAATCCAACGCTCAACAGCTATATCAGGACTACAATCGTTTGTTATGCAGTGAAATTCGTAAAACTTATCGAACCCTTCTTGACGGTTTTCTAAGAGCCTGTAATCTTTATATTCCATAATGTTCTTTACCAAACTTCCAAATATTTTCTCTTAATTCGTATCCAACATAATCTCTATTAAGATTTTTTGCTGCTCCTAAAGTAGTACCAATACCAGCAAAGGGGTCAAATACTGTATCTCCGACATTGGTAAAATTTTCAATACAATATTCTGCTATCTCTATCGGTTGTCCAACAACTTCACCGTCAATCTTCAATTCTTTCCCAAACGGTCCCCAAAAGTCTTTTCCATATCTTTGATATAATTTGTCGTTTTTTAAATTATATGTACCTTTAGTTGTATTTTTCTGGAAAGTGTAAATATGCAAAATTTGTGAAGAATATGCGTTATAACTATCTGTTTTTTTGGAGTATTTTACGTCACGAAGATAAAAATCGTTTTCTATAAAAGAGAGGTTAAGGTATAAAAACTTTGGTAAAATTCTTGAATTATTTCTTCTGGCTCCTGTAAAAGAAATAGTCACAGTTCCAGATTTAGGTTTCATCAAAGGGACGACCAAATCCAAAAATTTTGTTTTATAAGAATCTGGTTCTTTTACATCAACGCCAAAAAACTTCAAGTCTTCATAACAAGGGGGGCTTGAAAACAAATAATCGTATTCTTCTTTATCAATATTTGGGATACTATCCCCACATTTAAATTCGCTCATAATATATCCTTTAAAAGAAATCTTCAAGAAGGTTTTTAGAAGTATCTATTAATTCTGGATGAAACCGTTTTAGATACTTTTCTCCATTTGGTTGTTTTAGTAGGTATTCTTTCCATTCTTCAGAATGGACCCAGCCAGGAGAAATTCCATTCCAAAGAGGACGCCACATTGGATGTTCTTTATTTAGACGGCGACCTTCAATGAAATTAAAACGATAATCTTCATATTCTTTTGGACCCAACTTTAACATATTTTCTCTGAAATAACAAACCACAGAATACCTTTCTGCGCCTTCTTCTTCCAATACAATAGGGGTATTTCCATGAATACCAAAGTGGTTGTTAATCAAAAGTAGGTCGCCGGGACGAACATTTACGGCAACTCTAAATTCTGGAAGGACCAACATACCGCCAGAATACTTCTTTCCATTAGTTAATACGGAAAGGTTAGAAAACCCTTGATGAAGATCTCCAGCATCTCTATGCGCTGCTGTTCTAAAGGTTTTGTTTACAGTGATTGTTGTAAAAGGTGTGCCTGGGACGACAAACAGCGGATCAATTTTTTTAGCACATTCTGATTGAAAATTAAACCTTCTTGGCAAATATTCAGAAAACCCCTTTGCAAGTTTCTGAAGGAACGGAAACGCCAATTTAAACTTTTCTGGGTTATTTGCTGTATAAGCGGTTGCTCTACCCCAATCAATACGCGGATATCTATCCATATAACCCGCAACACCAGAAAATACAGGAGCAGCATAATTTGTTTCGGAAATAAACTTCTTAACTCTTTCCGCTTCGGTTTTTTGTTCTTCAGAAGAAAGGTTTCTAGTAATATCGACCCAAGAATCAAAATCAAAATTTTCGGCTTGAGTTTTTGACGTCAACCAAACATAACCTCTTGTGCCAACCTCATCTTTAGCAGGATTACGGTTTGCTTGAATTTCAGCAATTTTATCTTCTCCAAAAAGGTTTGGAATAGGGTCAGAAAAATAGTCTAAAATTTCTAATTGATATTCTGTCACCCATTCTCTGTTATTAAGTTTTTCTCCTCTAGGACCAGCAGCAATACCCCTATTTTGGGATTGTGTTGCCGCACCTTTTAATCCTTCAAGGGCGTTCAATTGTTCTTCTTCTGTAAAGAAGTTTTTCCTCAGAATGAAAATTACTCCATCCTCGTCAATACCTTTTGGGCACTTATTGCATTCTTTCGTTTCGCAATTAGTTTTTTCTTCAATACCACAAGAGGGTGGAGCAAAAAAATTGCAGTCCTCGTCAATAATTTCGTCAAAATGACTTTCTTCTAAGAATTGTCCCAATAAATGTTCACAATCCAATTTAGTTTCTGCTACAATCGTCCTAACCATAAATAACCTCCCATTTTTAAAACATTATAACCTACAACTCAAAATAAATAAATACTTTTTTTCATTATTTAGAATAAATATATGAGCGCAATTAGTAGAAACCCATCTAATACAAACCAACTTCAAGCGTCAAAGTTTCAAGTGGTATTTCCTAAAATATCCACAGTAACATATTTTTGCCAAGAAGTCAATATACCAGGGTTAGGGTCTCGACCAGCAATACACCCGACACCATTTTCAGATTTTCCTATTCCTGGAGACAAAATCCAATTTGGAAGTTTTGATATGGAATTTATCGTAGATGAAGAAATGTGGTCTTGGCAAATTGTTCACGATTGGATTAGGGGATATACTTTTCCTTGTTCTTTCGAAGAGTATAGAACTATGAATAGAGAATCTTTAATTTCTCTCCACAAAGAAAAACCCCAATATTCAGACGCTTCTTTAACGATTTTATCTGCACTAAATAACCCTAGATTGAAAGTGAAATTTATGAATTTATTTCCCATATCTCTTTCCCCTGTAAAATTCAGCACTACGCAAAGCGCAGATTTAGTGATTACTGCTGTAGCATCATTTAAATATCATTTATTCAATATTGAACGATAATTTGAGGTATTTTATATATTATGTTAAAACTTGAAAATATTTTAGAAGAGTGGACCAAAGATTGCAATATTGACGAAGCAAGGTTAAGCTCAGAAATTGTGGGTATCCCCAAATTGCACGCAAAATATATTAGACATTTGAACGACCACAAACTTGCTTCAATTAAAGCGAAAATAGATTACGATAAACTAAAAAACCTGCTTACAGAGTATTATAACGGTAATTTAGATAAAGAAACTTTAGACGAATTAGGTTGGGAACAATTTGATTTAAAATTAATGAAAAGCGGCGTTGAAAGGTATATCAATTCAGACGAAAGGTTAAACAAACTATTATATAAAAAATCCTACCACGATCAAGTAGTAAGCACTTGCGAACAAATCCTAAACGAACTAAAAAACCGTACTTGGCAATTAAAAACGGTAGTAGATTACAACAAATTCCTAAGCGGAAGTTAGTCATTATGAACGATTTAATTATCGAAAAGAAAAACGAAAGTTTCCTAATATTATCAGGGGAACAATCCACATTACAAGAAATTCAAGACGCTTTTGCTTTTTACGCAGAAGGATATAAATTCCACCCAAAAGTTAAAGCGAAACTCTGGGACGGGATTATCAGAATTTTTAGGTTTACTTCAAAAAACAAAGGAGAAATTTATTGCGGGTTATTACCAGAAATAATAAATTTTTGCAAAAGTAGGAATTATACATATACAATATTAGATAATGTCTTTAATAAAGAAAAGGTAGATGTTGAAGAAATTAAATCTTTCATTAAGAATTTAAATCTCAGTTCTAAAAAGGAATTAATTGACCCAAGAGACTACCAAATTAAAGGGTTTGTTGACGCTATAAACAACAAACGTATATTGTTATTATCCCCTACTTCTTCTGGAAAATCTTTAATTATATACCTGATTTGTAAATACCTTATTGAATCCGGCAAAAGGGGTTTAATATTGGTTCCAAATATTTCTCTTGTTCATCAGTTATATTCAGATTTTGAAGATTATTCGGCATTAATAGATTGGAAAATGTCTAAAAATTCTCAAAAAATATATCAAGGACAAAGTAAAGTAATTACTTCTCCTATCACTTTGAGTACGTGGCAATCCATTTATGATATTAAAGATGAAGAATTTTTTGAACAGTTCGATTTTGTTTTAAACGACGAAGTTCATACGGCAAAAGCTACTTCACTAACTGGGATTTTAGAAAAATGCACCAATGCCGAATATCGTATAGGGTTAACAGGAACATTAGATAATCTAAAAGTCAACGAAAAAACTTTGATAGGTTTATTTGGACCAATTACTAAAGTTATAACTACAAAAGAATTAATGGACCGAAAACAGGTTTCTGAACTAAAGATTAAATGTCTAATATTGAAATACGATAAAGAAATCTCAAAAGCGATTAAAAAGTTCAAATACCAAGAAGAAATAAAATTTTTAGTTTCTAATAACAAAAGGAATATATTTATTAAAAACCTAGCTTTATCAATGGAAAAAAATACTATTATTCTTTTTAATTATGTAGAAACTCACGGAAAAGTTATATACGAACTTTTAAAAAACTCAAAACTTGCAAAAGGTAGAAATATATACTTTATACACGGAGGCGTTGAAGGTGAAGAAAGGGAAAAAATAAGAAATATTATGGAACACGAAAGTAATGCCATCATAGTGGCTTCAAGCGGAACAATGAGTACAGGCGTTTCTATTAAAAACCTTCATAATATAATTTTCGCCATTTCTGGAAAATCTAGGATAAGAAATCTGCAATCAATCGGTAGGGTATTAAGGCTCCACGAATCTAAAGATGCAGCAACTTTATATGATATTGTAGATGACCTTTCTGTAGGAAAACACCAAAATTTTACTCTGGGTCATTTCTTAGAAAGAGTAAAGACTTACAACCAAGAACATTTTGAATATAAAATAATTACAGTACCATTTGAAGCAGAGTAAATATATGAGTTTTATTAAAATTTTTAGATTAAAAGAAGGGGACGATATCATTTCTTTTTATGAGAAGGGAAAAGGTACATTAAAATTGATACATCCAGTTTCTGTATATATAACTTATACAAAAGAAAATGCAGACGAACTTATTATGAAATTTTGGTTGCCTTCAAGTTTAATAGTAAAAAATGAAGTAGAAATCCATCCTAGCTCAATTCTAGCTGTTATGGAACCGAAAGAAGAAATGAAAGAACTTTACTTCAATTTTTTGAATGGATTGGATATAACTGCTGATTTAAGCGTAGAAGATATTCTTGAAGGAATAGACGCTAAGAACACTAATAAGATACACTAATATTTAGATATCTATAGATCAACCGGGGTACATACTTATCTTATTTTTATTTTTTTAAAAAGTAAAGCTTTATTTTTTGAAGGTTTACTTATATAATTCTACTATAAATTAAATTAATGGAGGATTATATGACCAAACCAGTAAAAAACAACTACATCAACAACGGGGACTTCTTAGACGCTCTTATTTCTTATAAGAAGTCTTGTGATTTAGCTGAAACTTCCGGTTCTTCTAAACCACAAATTCCAAATTATATTGGAGAATGTTTTCTCAAAATCGCAGAAAATTTGGCAAAACGCCCAAACTTTTATGCTTACACATTTAAAGAAGAAATGGTTTCTGATGCGATAGAAAACATGCTTATGTATTTTGAAAATTTTGATCCCGAAAAGTCTAAAAACCCGTTCGCATATTTCACTCAAATTTCTTGGTATGCGTTCGTTAGGAGAATTGCCAAAGAAAAAAAGCAACAATATATAAAGTATAAAGTTACTGAATCGTTTGGCGCTTTAGACGAAGGGGAATTATTGGAATTGGGTAATGGAGAAATCAAACAATTAGAAGTATACGAAAATATGTATGACTTTATAGAAAAATACGAAGAAACTGAATTTAAAAAGAAACCCCTAAACGAAAAAACTAAAGGGGTAGAACTTTTCATGGACGAGATTATAGAACAATCTCTTGGAGAAACTAATGAATAAACAAACCTTATTGAAAGTGGCGATTATATTTACAGTAGCTTTTTCTACTGTAATGATATACAATTACTTTACATCCCCCAAAGAAAAAGAAGAATACGCCACTTCTTATACTAGATTTATTAATATCGTCAAGCATGACGGAGTATTTAAAGTGAGAATGCAAGGAAATAATATCCATGTCCTTGCAAAAACTGGAGAAGAATTTACAGTAAATGCTCCAGAGCAAGATCAACAATTGATTAACGATTTGTTGGCGCATAATGTAGACGTTTTAGTTCTTGACCCTCCTAAGAGGAGTTTTTTTGTTGATTTATTTTTTAGTCTTCTTCCGGTATTATTGTTAATTGCTGTTTGGATTTGGATTGCTCGTAAGCAATCTGGCGGTAGATTAGGTTCTATTGGTAACTCTAAAGCAAAACTTCTAGAAAAAGACGAAAATAATTCTGTATCTTTTTCTGATGTTGCTGGTTGTGATGAAGCAAAAGAGGAATTAAAAGAAATTATTGATTTCTTACAAAACCCTGAAAAGTTCAATAAACTTGGCGGAAAGGTTCCTAAAGGAGTTCTATTAACTGGAGATCCAGGAACCGGAAAAACCTTACTTTCAAAAGCTGTTGCTCACGAAGCTGGTGTTCCTTTTTACTATTGCTCTGGTTCTGATTTTGTAGAAATGTTTGTGGGTGTTGGCTCTTCTAGAGTTAGAGACATGTTCACAGAACTAAAGAAAAATGCCTCAGCTATTCTTTTTATAGATGAAATTGATGCTGTGGGTAAATCTAGAAGTGCTGGAATGGTTTCTAACGACGAAAGAGATCAAACGCTTAATGCTTTATTGGTAGAAATGGATGGGTTTGGTACTAATTCAAGAATCATCGTTATTGGTGCTACTAACAGACCTGATATTTTGGATAAAGCTTTATTAAGACCCGGCAGGTTTGACCGTCAAATTTCTGTAAGCTTACCGGATTTAAATGGAAGAAAACAAATTCTTGATGTACACACAAAGAATATACCATTAAGCGGAAACGTTAATTTAGAACATATCGCGAGAGGGACTTCTGGGTTTTCTGGGGCAGAATTGGCTAATTTAGTTAACGAAGCAACAATTTTTGCTTCTAGGGATGATGCGGAAGAGGTAACATCGCAACATTTTGAACGGGCAAAAGATAAAGTATTGATGGGGGTAGAGAGGAAAACCTTTGCCATGTCTGACGAAGAAAAAAGGATGACAGCCTATCATGAAGCTGGGCATGCAGTCGTGGGATACTACTGTAAAGAACACGACCCAATATATAAAGTTTCTATTGTGCCTAGAGGAAGGGCGTTGGGTATTACTATGTTTTTACCAGAAAGAGATTCTGTTTCTATCTCTAAAACTAAATTAGAAAGCCAAATCTCTTCTTTATATGGTGGTAGAATAGCAGAAGAGCTATATGCGGGTTATGAATCTATTACTACTGGCGCTTCTAACGATATTGAGAGAGCGACGGCTATAGCAACAAAGATGATTACCGAATGGGGTATGAGTAAAAAGCTTCCGCCTATTAAATTTGTTGACGAAGGTAATGGTTTTGGCGGTGGTCCGCAGTTCAAACAAGGGATGGAAGAAATTACAACATTAGTACAAAAAGAGATCCAAGCGATTGTCAATAAGAATTATAAATCTGCTGAAAGGATTTTGAAGAAACATTGGTCAAAAGTCGAAATTATGGCAGAAATGCTTATGCAATATGAAACTATTGACTTTAATCAAATAGAACAAATAATGGCACAATAATGTATGAAAATAGCAATTCTTGGAGATACCCATTTTCTGGTTCGTAATGGGTCTAAATCTTTTAATAATTATTTTGAACGGTTTTACGAAAACGTATTTTTTCCATATTTAATTAATAATAATATTAAAACGGTAATACAAAGCGGAGACCTTTTCGACAATAGAAAAAACGCGCATTTGCAGGGGTTGTCAGAATGTAAAAAATATTTCTTTGATAAATTTGAAGAATTAGACATCAGGTTAATAACCTTAGTTGGTAATCACGATTCATTTTATCGTGACAATATCGAGGTGAATTCTCAAAATCTTCTTATTAAAGAATACGGAAACGTAACTATTGTTGACAAACCTAAACAAATAGAACTAAACGAAGTTCCAATAACTATTATTCCTTGGATATGTAAAGATAATTACGACGAATGTTTTAATGTAATTAGCGAAAGTAAGTCTGATATTTGTTTTGGGCACTTAGAACTCAGAGATTTTGCTATGCATAAAGGTATTCTTTGCGATGATGGTATGTCTCCGGAACTGTTTGATAAATTTGAATTTGTAATGACTGGGCATTACCATCATAGGTCTAATAGAGGAAATATATATTATGTCGGCACTCCATATGAATTAACTTGGCACGATGATTCTGACCCCAAAGGGTTCCATATTTTTGATTTAAATTCTAGAGAATTAGAATTCATTCAAAACCCTTATAAAATGTTTAATAAATTGTATTATGACGATTTATTGAAAGAAAACGAAATTAAATCTAATATAGAGAATTTTGAATTAGAAAGATATACCAATTCTTATATTAAGGTTGTAGTAAAAAATAAAGAAAACCCATATTTGTTTGATTTATATGTAGATAGTTTATATAAAATAAACCCTATAGATTTAGTTATAATAGAAGAAATTTCAGAGGTATTGAATGAAGAATTAAACGATATTGATGAAACCGAAGACACTATGACGATATTGGCGAAGTTTGTTGACAATATTAAAACAAAAGATTTAGAATCCAACAAACTTAAAGGTATTCTAAGTTCTCTATATAATGAAGCGTTATCCCTAGATACAATATGATAATTTTTAAAAAAGTAACAATGCGCAACTTTTTCTCTGTTGGTAATAGCCCAGTAGAGATAAACTTGGACACACACAAAAAGACTTTAGTTATTGGTAAGAATGGAGCGTCCAAGAGTTCTTGTATGCTCGATTCTATTGTATTTGCTCTCTACGGAAAACCTTTTCGTAAGACTAATAAACCCAATATTGTAAACAGTATTAATAAATCCGGTCTATTGGTAGAATTAGAATTTTCTATAGGAAGTAGAAATTATAAAGTTATCCGTGGCATAAAACCTGGAATTTTTGAAATATACCAAAATGGTGTTCTGATAAACCAAGACGCCAAAACAAAAGACTATCAAGAATACCTTGAAAAGTATATTTTGAAAACTAATTACAAATCCTTTATTAATGTTGTAATATTGGGTTCCGCTAGATATACTCCGTTTATGAGTATGTCTGCTTCTGATCGTAGGGCGATTATTGAAGAATTGTTGGATATTCAGATTTTCTCTACTATGAACGTTCTCCTAAAGGACAAAGCTTCAAAGTTGAAAGAAGACCTAGC